TTCTTATATTGAATCAGCATCGACACTTATGTCAAGTGGTTATATAACTACTGGGTATATTAGATACGGCACATTAGAGCCTAAAAACTTTAAACGTTTACTTGCTCGTGGTGACTTTACCTATGGTTCATTAGTACTTGAAACTGTAGATAAAGATGGTGTTGAGTATGACCATATTACATATGAGGCAGGGGTAACTGCCGTTGAGGTTGGTACTAACAACCCTGATACAGCACAAGAGTATGTAGCCTATAAGTTTGTTCTTAACCGTGATGCTACAACTACTAGCCTAGGTCCTACATTTAAGGGCTATCAAGCAAAGGCTACTATTGCTACACCTAGACAAAGAACTATGCAGTTCCCTGTTTATTGTTTTGATATTGAGACAGATAGATACAATGTGGTATCTGGTTATGAAGGTAAGGCACTAGCACGACTACAACTACTAGAAGGAGTTGAAGAAAATGGCGACGTTGTTACCTGGCAAGACCTTACTACTGGCGAAAGCCGTCAGGTAGTTATTGAGCAAATCTCATTTACCCGTATGACTCCACCTGACAAAAGGTTTGATGGATTCGGCGGCGTAATTGAGATAACTATTAGAACGGTATAACACTATGACACCTATTGATTGGGCTACATTTGCAGTAGCCGTAACCACTTTGCTTGGTACATTGTCAATTGTAATAAGGCACTTGGTTAAACATTATCTATCTGAACTTCGCCCCAATGGTGGCTCAAGTTTAAAAGATAAGGTCAATCAATTGGACGATAAGGTAGAATTCTTAACTGAACTAATCATACAATCACTAAAGAAATAGGTATATGAAGGCGGACAAATTTCCTAAATGGTTCTATGATAACAACACAGTCATAGACTTTGAAAATGGATTAGAAGAGTTTAAAGGTAAAAAGAATCTTAAGTTCCTACAGATAGGTGTCTTTACTGGCAATGCATCTGCTTGGCTATTAAAAAATATTCTTACAGACCCATCATCATTACTTGTAGATATAGACCCTTGGTGTGGCAACCTACCCCACGAGTCAGTATATGACTGGGCAGATATACAAGAAGCCTATCAAGAACAGATAAAGCCATATGGTAAAAAGGTTCAGGCATTCAAAGCATTTAGTGGTGACTGGTTAAAGGAACACCGTGAAGGTGGCTTTGATTTTATTTATATTGATGGTGACCATTTACCAGAATCAGTTACTTTAGATGCAGATTTGTCTTGGGACTTGCTTAAATCTGGTGGCATTATGGCCTTTGATGACTATGAATGGAACCATCCAGATGGGTTTGATAAGAACCCTAAGCCAGCAATAGATGCGTGGCTAGCAAAACATAAGAATGATATTAAGATTATCCGTATGGGATGGCAAGTATGGATAAAAAAGAAATAGTTAGTAATGATATGGATTGGGAATATCAAAACAAATTAAGAGAACAATGGTTAAAGGATAACCCAAATGCAGAATACGAAGGATGGATGTCAATATGACAACTGTTGCCAAGAAAGCCACACCTGCTGCAATTGCTGTGTTGCGCCAGGCGACGGCGTTAAGACCGAAGAGAAAGAAAGCAAGCGATGGTCTACTACCATCTGCTGCTCATTTAACACAGAGTCCTAACTCAGACCACAATACTGGTTATGCAGTAGATTTAACTCACGACCCTGACAATGATATTAATTGCCACGAGGTATATGCATATCTTAAATCAGATAAACGAGTTAAGTATTTAATATTTAAAGGTAGAATCTGGTCAGCCGAAAAGGGTGACAGAGAATATACTGGTTCAAACAAACATAATAAACACATACATATTTCCATCAAAGATAACTGCGGTAATGACACATCACCTTGGTTTCCTTGGATGGGAAAAGCAACAACACTCAACAAGGTAAAGGCATCAGTAGAGCCACTACCAAAGAAGGAGAACAAATGAAGTTCGCAATTACAGAACGTCAGAAGAAAGCATTTAAGTCTTACTGCCGTGCAGTACTAGCATCAGCCGTAACCTTAGGGTTAGCCTTGGCTGCTGACCTAGCCCCTCAATATGCTATTGCAATTGGTGCTGTATTCGGTCCATTGGCTAAATGGGCTGACAGTGCTGAAAAAGATTTCGGTAGATAGGCTCTAGCATACCTTTAACTGGGCTTTAAACGCCCTTTATAGACAAGAAGAACCCCCTGACTAGTAGTTATACTAGGAACAGGGGGTCTTTTTTGTTTTCTAAGCAGTTCCCCTCTACTTAGATAACTCTTTAACCACTTGGAGGATTCTTTCTGGCTGTATTAAATAACCCTTGCTGGGGTTAGGTTCTATATTACAGGTAATAGGGTGTCCATACAAAGTAATAGCGTGTCGTAAATGTTCTATTGGAACTATCAATACAGTTCCTTCTAATACAAATGCCCAGTACTCAGCCTTAGTAGCCGAGATACCAGATGGATACCACTCACTATTATTGTGAGACCAACATACAGTTTCTATATATAAGTTACCAGTGTTCTTCCACTTAAGGTCTGTCTTAACCTCAATGGTTTTGCCATTAGTTAGTAGTTGATTAACTAAAGATTCACCTTCGTGACCAACTGATAAGTCTAAATCAAAGTCAGATAGTTTTGACATCATACTCCCTAAATTCTGTTATAGGTACACGCCATCCATTTATATAACTGTCATAGTATTCTTCTTTAGTAAATTGTTCTGGCTTTATATAACCAAAAATTTCTACCTCAGAATAATATTCTGTGTCTAAACATTTAGTTCCAATAATAATTCTACCTTTATCTTTACCCCAAAAAGGAATACTAGTTTGGGTTCTAATAGACCTAACTTCTATATTATTTCCTACATCAGATATTGGATATCGTTTAGTATGCAAAGCATTTGGATACCAGGGTGTGTTCCATCCCAAGTTATATTGCTTTGCTACTGCCCACTCACATACATTAGCCCGTATATTTGCATTTATTTCTGGTTCTAACTTACCGTCTAACTTACCTTGTGCGTAGTTAGGCTTATCTTTAGAGCCAAACTTAGTAAGCCAACGCTCTACTGCTAGTAGGGTGCAAACCCTTACTTCATCTTTAGACAGACTGACTATCATAATTTACATCAATAAACATAGATGCAGGAAGAATTGTTTTGCCAACTATTCCGTGCTTGCTTCTATATTTATCCCTCTCATCTTTAGTAGTTCCTGCCCACAATCCGTGAACTAGGTTATCAATTGCATAATCAAAACATTCGACTAGTACTGGGCAAGTCTTGCAAATTTTTTTAACTTGATTAAGATAAGGATAGTTACCTTTTTCTTCAGTAAAAAATATTTCTACATCTATGCCAAGACATGCTGGCGTATCACTGAATCTCATTATCCTCCTGTTGAATAGAAACCACTTCCCTTGAAATGCACTGGTGTGGAGGACCATATACGAGTCATAAGATTTCCGCAAGAGGTGCAAGATGGTGGAGCAGAATCATTTGTTTCTATTACTACTGTACACACCTTGCATTCAAAGTCATAGTATGGCATTAGTCGCAATCCATTCCTTGGTCATCTATTGGAGTAGGTAGTGTGACCAATGAACCACAGTCTACACACTCACCATCTAGAAAGTAAAAACATATCTCGCCTTGCTCAAAGGCTACTATAGCAGTAAATAATTCTGAACCACATACACATATATCCCCAATGGGATGGCCACGTAAATCCATAGCCTTGCTGTAATCTTTTTTAAATAAGTCTTTTATTTCTTTAGGATTCTGTTCGGTCATCATCATCCTCTGATTTACTTTCAACTACATCTGTATCGTTATATGTACGCCAACCACCTAGTATTCTGGTTAAAGAATTAATTGCACGTTCAACCCGTTTTCTTGCACCATCTGCAGAGGTATTTAATTCTTTGGCTAGGTCGCTCCACTCGTAGTTATCTGCAGTAAAACGTAGTCTTAAAATATTTTGTTTAGCCTCTGCTAACTGATTGAATGCTTTTTCTATGTCTGACCGTAGGACTAGCCAATTGTTTCCATCTGTAACTTCGCCTTTACCAAACTTAAAGTTAAGGTCTTTGATTTTATTAGGCAGTTCATAACTACCTGCAATAATAGATGGCAGAAACGCCTCAATAACTGAGGCGTCATAATAGTAAAGGTCGGCTAGTTCATAGCCAACCTTGGCAGACTTTTCTTTTTCACAATAAGTTATTGCTGCATTGCGTAATGATTTAGCAATTAGTTTTTCTTTATCTTTGGCTGGTAACTTAGACCACTCTGTGTATTTAACTGGATGGGTAACAAACCACATCCATAATGTTTGTCTGATATCTCCAGGCTCAAGCATGGGATACTTTCTAAAATACTCGGAGGCAAGGGAGGATACAAGCAACTCATACTCTTGTACCCACGCCTCATTCATTTTTTAATCAGCGCCTTCCCATTGTCCTCTTTGTACCAATAGTCCGATTATAGCGTAATTAGCCAGGTCTATAAGGGTATCTTCTACTGACTCATAGTTCGGCGTGTTTCCTTTATTTACAAGGTTATTTAGCCTTGCTAACTTGTCGTGCATCCTAACTCGTAGCCCATTCATAGCCCCGCCTGGAGCGTGGGCAATATTTAATGGGCCGTAATCTTCTTGTTTTTTAAGTAAGATTTTTCTTAGTTCTTCTATGATTGTATCTACATCACTTGGATTCTTCATCTAGTATCTCCTTAATACTGTCATCAAATTGTTCCATTGCTGATAATACTTGTATCTCATCTGTAAATTGTTGGCCTTCACCTATGCTACTAGCGTAGATAACTGTGGCTAATAGTGTAAGCATTTTTTTAGAACTGTCTGGTTCTTCATCTATAGTTAAATAGACATCTCGTAGTGCGCTGAGTATGTCTAGTCCTTGACCTTCTGATACTGCCATACCAACCATACGTTTATTTTCTCCTACAAAATCCCAAAACTCTTCATCACTCTCCCAAACATTTTCTAATTCGCTCATCTAGCCACTCCTTTCCTTCTTGTACTATGATGCTATTAACATCATGTCCTTCTGGCATTTGCAATAGATTAACATTAGGTAGTTCTCTACTTAACTTTTTGCCAAATTCTAGTCCTGCATTATCACCATCTGCTAATACAATTACTGTTTCAAAATCATCCAGTATCTTTCCGTAGTATGGCTTCCAGTTATTTACTCCTGGAATACCAATAGATGGATGGCCTGTCTTAACTGATAGGACTACTGTATCTAACTCACCTTCTGTTACACATATGTAGTTGCCTGCTGTTAAGACTGCTTGTGCATTAAACATTGTAGTTTTAGCCCCAGGTACACCCATATATTTAGGTTCATCTGGATGGTTGTTAACACTTCTAAATCTCATATCAACAACACCTGATGGTGTTATATATGGGATTGCTAACCTACCACTATAGGTCTCGTGACCTGGAAGAGCGTCTTTCACTATCCCCAGATGAAACTTTTTCGCTTCGTCTACCGAGAGATGACGGGTTGAAAGATACTCCTCTGCTAGATGAATGTGCTTGGCGTATTCCTCCGCTGCTTGAAAGAGATATGTTCTCTGCGAATTTGATAGCCTCACTGTATTTACCTCCTTCTCTGTGCATTATTAAATCGTATACATCGCCTTTGACTTCACAACCAAAACATTTAAATCTATTTTCATCGTAGTTTATTGCTGCTGATGCGTGTTTGTCACCGTGAAATGGACATTTCATCTTGCGCCAACCACTGCCCACGGCTGGCAGGGTGGCGCCTACATATTCTAGGTAGTCACCCACATTATGTTTGTCCATTAATCTTCCTTATTAATTCTATCCAAAGTTTTGCTGGCATAGTTGCATACCATTCTCCTACATCTCCTTTACCTATACGTTTGTGTAGTACTACGCCTGTCCAAGCCTTATCGTTTTTAATTTCTACTTCTAACTCTTTTATCCAGGCAGATAAATCTAATCGTCTATGATTCTTTACCTCTATAACTACACCGTTAACTCCTGCTATATCACCTTTGTCTAGGTGAGCACCTGCAATTCTACGCTCTGCATAAGGGAACCATTTCTTTAACCAATTAACTACATCTCGTTCTGCACTGGAACCCTTTGCTTTGCGTGGATTGCTCATCCCAACTCCTGTTGCTGTGGTAGGTACCGAATCATAACATCATCTAGATGCATAGATTCTGGATTGAATGATAGAGTAACATAGTTATTACCTGTCTGGTCTGCTTTACCATAGCGATTCTTAACTGGGGCTACACACAAGAAGTTATCATCTCCCTGTTTCATCTGACCAATAGTTAATACCATTGCTGGTATTTGGTTGACTAACCCCTGGATAGATGACCGTGACTGGCAGGGATAACCCTCAAAGCCTTCTTTGGTATGGTGCAATACAAGTACTGCTGCGTTTGTATCTCTGGCTAGATACTTGAGTTCTTTCATAGCAGCACGCATACCTTGGAACTCTTCGTGTCCATCCATTGCTATATCCATTAGGTTATCTACAACTATAAGTGTAGGGCTTCTGCCCCATACTGTTTCAAATGCAGAGACTTCTTCATCTAAATCTTTTAATGTAGGTGTAGATTCAAATGACCAGAACAAATGATTGTTTAATAGTAGTATCTCGTTTGCTTTTTCTGGGTCTTTCTTTAGTAAGTTCTCTGCCATTTGTTGGCTCATATTACCTGCCATTGCAATTAAACGCATGGCCATAGTATGAGCATTAGTATCTGCGCTGAAGTAAAGTGTTGGTAGTTTAGTTCTGGCTGCAATTGCTAGTGCAACTGATGACTTGCCTGCACCTGGGGTGCCTGCAATAACTGTTACTTCTGCTCTGCGTAGTATGATTCCCGCTCTTTCAAATGCTTGAAAAGCAGGGGGCAATGGTTCGCCCCCCACTTCTGCTTTCTTGATAGAGCGTCTAAGTGTTTTCACTTAACCTGTTCTGGAACGAATGTGTTCCAGGCTGAATCTGTTGTCTTTAGATAAACATTCTTGCATTTATCAAAGGCACCTTTTGGTGCTGGGCAGAAATAACCACGATACATAGAACCATCTTTACCTGTTCCTTGAATCGCTGTCATCTTTCCGTGTGGACAATTGCGTCCACCAAGCGTAGTAGTTGAGTTATCTAGTGGTGTGATACTTGCGCCTAGTGCTGATGCAACTTGTCCTACTGTCATAGGTGTTGGTATAGAACCACGAATTGCTTTCTCTAGTTCCATTGTTGCTGATGTGATTGCATCTAATCCTTCGGCAACTATTGTATCTAGTTCTGTTCCGTTTTCTGCACGGACTGTTACTAGACTACCTGCTGCTGTCTTAATTGTGATGCTGATTGGTGCTTCTGAGTGAGACACTATTTGTTCTCCTGTTCGAACGGATAGGATAGACCTTTCTGGTCTCTCCATTGTCTTGCTTTCATTGCGAATTGTAAACCTTTGTAGCCTTCTTTAATATTTATCCACACTAACTTACAACTTCCAGTTCCTGCGGGTAAATGGATAATGATTGCTTTGTCTTTGTTTACTTCTCCCCAACTGCCACGGGTTGCCGTAGCCGCATCATACGGCAAGCCGTTGGCGTATATCGCCAACTGAATTGAGATATTATTTGGATGGTCTATTCGACCAGTCTTAATATCTGCAATAAATAACTCACCGTTATACTCAACAATTCTGTCTGGTGTGCCAGCAATTTTATATTTATCTAACACACTGAACTGTTCAATGAACTTGTTGTTGAGAATCTTAGTTGCTTGTTCATAGGCTTTTATATCTGGTAAATATTCTGGTGGTATTACACCTAACTCTTGACCTAAGTCTAGTCGTTCAGCAAATGAATGTATGGCTGTACCTATGTTGGCTGCTTTGTTTGCACCTGCTACTTGCATAGCATCTTCAATCAAAGAGTTGACTGCCATCTTATCTTCTTGTGCTGCACTTATAGATAGCAATATGTCTGGTCTAGTTGTTAAACCAATTGCTGCCATCCGCATTTTCCAAGCGACTAATGCTGATGCATCATCTAATGAGTTAGCAATTGTAGTTGCTCGTGTATAGGCTACTGGCTTACCACCTTTGGGTGGAACTATTAGTGGTCTGCCGTATCTATCTCTTTCTATTTCTACCTTTGCCATTACTCTCCTTTATGAGTGGCCCCGAGAAAGGAGATAGCCGAAATCGGGGCACTCAAGATTAGTATATCACATACTAGGCTTCAGGATAGGCTGAGTCTACACTGATGTCGTCTACCCATACATCGCCATCAATTGTTAGGTTAACCTCAAAGGCATCTTCTAACATCTCTCTGGCTGCTTCTGCATTAGGGGCTTCTACACCTGTAACTGTGGCTGTGATAGTTACTGTTGCTGACCAAGACTTAGTTAACTCTTCGCTGCCTATATTAACAAGCAGGTTATTAACATCGTCTACATCAGCCAGGATTTCATTACTATCTGTTTCATATCTAGCCTGGAAGAACTCTCGTACATCAAACTGAGCACTCTTAAACTTGCGTTCTACTTGTGTTAGTTCTATTTTGAGTTGTTCTTTTTCTTCTATTAATTTAGTAAGTGATTCATTAGTAAAGGTATACTTAACACCACCTACTTGCATAGATACCGTTGGTTCAGCACCATCTACTTCTGTGTAATACATTGTCATTCTATCTCCTTTGTTAGTTCCATGTTATGTTGTAGTTTTAATTGATTAATAATTGCTTCTAACTTTGCAATTTTTTCAGCAGCAACTGTAGGTCTACTTCTAATACCATACTTCATTTTTTCTGCTGTAAAAATTTCTGTAAATTCTTCACGATGATTAGCAATAAGTTTTTGAACTGAATCATATTTTGCTTTTGCATAATTTCGTGTTGCTAATGGTGATAATTTTATTTGATTAATATCAAACTCTATATCATTCATTAGACACCAAGCAATTCTAATGCTCTAGTCTTGATGTTATCACTAGCACCTGAGATGGCACGCAATGCTAGGTTCTTACCCTTTGCATTGTAGTCAGCCCATTCTATAACTGCTTGCCACATACCAAACTCTGTGCCTCGTATGTTCTCCTGTGTAGGAGAGGCAGCATAAATATTGAAT